TACGCTGTTGACACTGTTACTACTGGTGACAACTTCACTGACCTTGGCTTCCGTGAGGCTATCAAGCTGATGGACGATGCTGACGTACCTATGGACGGACGAGTTCTCGTAATTCCTCCTGCTGTTCGTAAGTCAATCATGGGCATTGATCGTTACGTGTCTTCTGACTTTGTTGGAGGCCGTGGCGTTGAGTCAGGTCTGATTGGTAATCTGTACGGTGTAGACATCTACGTGTCTAGCAACGCTCCGGTTGTCGAAGTTGCCGCTCAGAACACTGCTTCTACCGCTGATACTCGTGGTTGCTTGTTCTTCCACAAGGATGCTTTGGTAATGGCAGAGCAACTGGCTGTACGTTCTCAGACACAGTACAAGCAGGAATACCTGTCTACGCTGTTTACGTCTGACACGCTGTACGGTGTTGAAACTTACCGTCCCGAAGCAGGATTCATCCTCGCTGTTTGCGACGAGTAAGCTACTCTCTCTGGGGGTCGCAATGGCCCCCTTTTATTTAAACGTCTTGATGACAGGGTGTTTAACTAAAAGTTTAATAGGATAACCTTATGACTAATTACGTAAAGTCTACTAATTTTACTGTTAAGGATTCTCTGCCTACGGGTGACACTAACAAGGTTATCCGTGGCTCAGAGTTTGACACAGAATTTGACGCAATACAAACCGCTGTAGAAACCAAAGCAGATCTAGCTGGTCCTATTTTTACTGGCACAGCTACGTTTGATAATTTGTCTGACGGCACAATTACAGTTACAGCGTTTGTTGACGAAGATAATATGTCTTCTAACAGCGCAACCCTTATACCTACACAACAATCTGTAAAGGCTTATGTTGATTCGCAGATTGCTTTAGTTGACACACTCGCAGAGCTTACAGATACTAATATAACAACTCCGGCTGACGGAGCTTTGTTGTTCTACGACACTACTACGTCTAAGTGGATTGATAACGTAGTATCCGGTGATATAACTATTGCCGACACAGGCGTAGCCGCTATTGGCTCTGGCGTGATCGTTAATGCAGATGTTAATGCTAGTGCGGCTATTGATGTCTCAAAGACTGCTTTGACAGCAGGAACGGGTTTAACCCTTACGACAAATACCTTGTCGGTTGATGCGGCACAGACTCAAATTACGTCTGTAGGAACTTTGTCGAGCCTTTCAGTATCAGGCGCTCTAACCCTTGGCGGCACAGCAATTACGTCTACAGCGGCTGAATTAAACATCCTAGATGGGGTTACGGCCACAACTGCAGAATTAAATATCTTAGACGGAGTTACATCTACAACAAGCGAGTTAAATGTTTTAGACGGTGTAACAGCGTTTTTAGATGAAGATGATATGACTAGCGATTCTGCTACGGCATTGGCAAGTCAGCAATCTATTAAGGCGTATGTTGATTCTCAAGTTGGCGGGTCAACTACATTAAGCGGTTTAACAGATACTAATGTAACAACCCCGGCTGACGGAGCTTTGTTGTTCTACGACACTGCTACGTCTATGTGGATCGACAACGTAGTATCAGGTGACATTACGATTGCTGATACAGGCGTAGCGGCTATTGGCTCTGGCGTGATTGTTAATGCGGACATTAGCGCTAGCGCGGCGATTGATATTTCTAAATTAAACGGTGTTACTTCTACTGCGGCAGAACTTAATATTTTAGACGGGGTTACAGCTACAACAGCAGAGTTAAATTATGTTGACGGGGTAACATCTAACATTCAAACCCAGCTAGATTCAAAAGCTGGAACAGGTAAAGCCATTGCTATGGCTATTGTCTTTGGATAGGAGCTAAATTATGGCGGCACCAAATATCGTAAACGTATCTACAATAACGGGTAAAACAGCTTCTGTTGCTTTATCTACCACAAGTGCAACACAGCTTGTTAGTAATGCCGCATCTAGCGGTAAAGTGTTTAAGATAAACATGATTCAGGTTTCCAACGTAGACGGAACAAATAACTGCGACGTAACTGTTGATTACCACTCTCAAGATGACATTGGCGGTACAGCGTATTCGCTTGTGTCTACTGTGTCAGTACCAGCAGATGCGTCTTTGATTGTTATCGACAAAAACACAGCGCTTTACCTTGAAGAAGACCGGTCTATTTCAGTTACGGCAGGAACCGCTAACGACCTAGAAGTTATCGTAAGTTACGAAGAAATTAGCTAATAGGAGCTAGTCGTGGCTAAAGATAAAGGCGGGTTTATTGGCTTTAACGGCCTAGAAGAAGACCCAAAAGTTTTTAGTGGTGTTTGGGCTTTAGATACCCAAATGCAAAATGCGGGTGATTGGCCTTCGCCAGTATTTCACTCTTTTGATTACTTAATTATTGCAGGCGGCGGCGGTGGTGGTGGAACTATTGCGGGAGGCGGTGGTGCAGGCGGTTATCGCTCATTTACAAGCCAAACGCTAGTAGAGGGAACTACTTATACCGTTACAGTAGGCGCAGGAGGCTCTGGCGGTAGCAGAACTGCCAGAGGTTCTAATGGAGGAACCAGCACTTTTAATTCACTTTCAGCAACTGGCGGTGGTGCTGGCGGTTCATACCAAACCCAAACAGCAGGCAATAGTGGAGGTTCTGGTGGCGGCAGTAGCGATACAAGCTCTGCTGGAACGGGTAATGCAGGAAGCTATAGCCCCTCCGAAGGTAATAATGGCGGTCAAGGATTAAACCCTAATTCTCCTGCTGGGGGCGGTGGTGGTGCTGGGGGCACAGGCGCGGCGGCGACAGGCGGTTCTAGTGGTACTGGCGGTGCTGGAGGAGCAGGCACAGCATCATCTATAACTGGTTCCTCTGTAACTCGCGCAGGCGGTGGCGGTGGCGGCTGTATTGGCCCTACTTATAATACCCATACGGCTGGATCAGGAGGCGCTGGCGGTGGAGGAGATGGATCCGATGGAACCGTTAGTCCCGGCGCAGGCACAGCAAACACCGGCGGTGGGGGTGGCGGCGGCGGCTTCGAGACTGGCGATCAAAATGGCGCGGCAGGAGGCTCTGGTGTTGTAATTATTAGAACACTAAACGGTGCCGTAGCGACAACAGGATCGCCAACTACAACTACGGATGGCAGTTACAATATTTATACATTTACAGGATCAGGGAGTATCACTTTCTAATGGCACATTTTGCAGAATTAAATGAAAACAACGAGGTTTTGCGCGTCATTGTTGTGGCTAATCCGGTAATTTTAGATGAAAACGGTGATGAGCAAGAATCGTTAGGTGTGGCTTTTTGCAATGAGTTACTTGGCGGAACATGGAAGCAAACCAGCTACAACAATAATATGCGAAAGAATTTTGCAGGGGTAGGATTTACATACGATCCTGAACGAGACGCTTTTATACCACCGAAGCCTTATGCAAGCTGGACGTTAGTTGAAGCAACGTGTCAGTGGGATCCGCCCGTTCCTTTACCTGTAGATGAAAATTTTTATGTATGGAACGAAGAAACTACTAGCTGGGATCAAATGAATGTCTAAGCGTTATCAAGGCAACATTATTTCAAGCACTAAAGTAACGCCAACGACTAGTGCGGCTAGTGGTGTTTGGACTCTTCAGGAGGCTAGGCAGTTTACAAAAGATCAAACGTGGCCCGGACCTCTTCTTCCTGCTGAAATCGAGTATTTAGTTGTTGCTGGCGGTGGCGGTGGCGGAGGCGGCACTTATCACGGGGCTGGTGGTGGTGCTGGCGGATACAGAACTGCTTCTGGTGTTGAGTTAATAAAAGGAAATGTTTACACAATTACTGTAGGTTCTGGAGCAAGTGCTACAGCTACAAGCCAAGCAGGCGCAAATGGTAGTGATTCGTCCATTTCTGGAACAGGAATTACTACAGTAACGTCATCTGGCGGAGGCGGCGGCGCTAACTATTCAGAAAGCGTCACTAATAGCACGAGCACTAACACTGGTAACGGAAGAGATGGCGGGTCAGGTGGTGGCGCAGGTCGTAGTTCTTCTGGCGCTGGTTCTGGTGACGCAGGCTCAGGTAATGCTGGAGGCTATAGCCCCTCCGAAGGTAATAATGGCGGTGGCGGTAGTGCAAATGGTGGCGTTTTTGGTGGTGGCGGCGGAGGTGGTGCTGGAGCGGTTGGAGTAGACGGTACAACATCTGCGGCTGGGGCAGGAGGAAACGGTACTGCTAATTCTATAACAGGTTCTTCTATTACATACGCTGGAGGTGGAGGCGGTGGTGCTTACTCAACTAGCGGAGCCGCTGGAGGCTCTGGTGGAGGTGGTGCTGGTGGTGCTAACTCAAACGGTGGAAATGGAACTGCTAATTTAGGAGGCGGTGGAGGTGGTGCAGAGTCTCACACAAGTTACGTTGGGGGTGCTGGAGGTTCAGGAGTTGTAATTATTAGAACTTTAGATACAGCCGTAGCGACAACAGGCTCGCCTACCACTTCTACAGACGGCAGTTACAATATTTATAAGTTTACAGGCTCTGGAAGTATTACATTCTAAATGGACCCTGTATCTCTAGTAGCTATGGCGTCTACTGCGTTCAAGGGCGTACAAACCCTTGTCAGTAGAGGGTCAGAGATTGAACACGTAGCTAAAAAGTTAGGCCAGTGGTACACGCTGGTTAGCGACATCAAGGAAGCAGAAAGAGAGATAGAGAATCCACCGCTGTTTAAAAAGATGTTTGACGGTGGGTCAGTAGAAGAACAGGCGTTAAACGCTGTCATAGCAAAGAAAAAGATAGAAGAACAAGAGAAGCAGATTAGAGAGTTAATTACGTGGGCGTATGGTCAAGAAACGTACTCTGAGATGATTCAGATGCGTAGGGACATAAGAGCCAAACGAGAAAAACTGATCTACAAACAAAGACGAAGACAAAGAATAATGCTAGATGTATCAGCAATTATTATGGCACTACTTGTGTCTGCTGGGATTATCTGGACTACCGTGAGCGTTATACAAGGGGTTTAGTAATGGATGAGTCCGCAAAGCAAGTAGTTGATGTAATGAGCGTAGGCACAATGCTAGGGGCACTTGGGTCACTGTTACCGCCTGTTGCCGCTTTGTTTACTATTATCTGGACAGGAATACGTATCTGGGAAACAGACACAGTTCAAGGCTTGTTTGAAAAGAAACGCAAGCGTGACGAAAAAGGTCGGTTCGTTAAGGAAGACTAAGATATGTGGACAGCACTGATCGGACCTATCGCTGGACTCGCTAAGACTTGGATTAACAACAAGCACGAGCAGTCACAAGCTAAACACGTAGCTAAGATGGAAGTCATAAAGAACACAGCTACGTGGGAACAGGAGATGGCGGCGGCTAGTGCAACCTCGTGGAAAGACGAGTGGTTTACTGTAGTTTTGTCGATGCCCCTGTTGGCTGTGTGTTACGGAGTTGCTATGGATGACTTGAGTATTATGCAGAGGGTAGGTATGGCTTTTGTTGAACTAGACAAACTACCTGATTACTACCAGTATTTGCTCTACGTAGCCGTGACTGCCAGCTTTGGCATACGTGGTGCTGACAAACTTATGCAAATGAAGGGCGGTAAGTGACCTATGCCTAGAGAATATTACAACGAACCTGCGCTTCCTACCATAACGCTTGAAAATCTTAAAAGCATTACACCGGGGTTATTAAGTGGTCAAGGTGAACTCCAGAATCAACTAGAAACGCAGGGTGTTGATGCAGGGCTTGCAACAGGGCAAACCAGCGAGCAAATAGAGCAGGACATTGCTAATTCTACAAACGCTCAAAATTACGCAGAAAGTCAAGAACTAGACATACTAGAAGACACTACTGCTGATGATACTACTGTTGATGATACTGTCACTACAGATTCGTTAGACACAGGTGAACGCCTGTACGATTACGTAAATCAGCGTGAAGAAGGCGGTTCACAAAACCTGTACTGGAACAACTACGATAGAAAAGTTACTTTAGACGAGTTAAGAGACCTTTACAACGCACCAGACAATGCCAGGATTAGAGAGTCTTTTGGTACTTTTGATAACTATCTGGCTTACATGGATGAGCGTCAAGACCTTATTGATTCAGGTGATTACAAAGCGGATTGGTGGGACACAGGGGTTGCTCTGGTAGATGTTGAAGGCTTAGGTCGTGAAGGCGGCATGGATGATTGGGCTTTAGAAAAAGGCATCATGCAAGAAGGCGCTAGACAGGGCGAAATAGGGTACAACGAACAAAAAGATGTATTTGAAAGGTTGTACGAGAAGTACACAGGTGAATCTGTTGTTAAGTACTTAGACAACGGTGCTAGATATGAATGGAACGGTTCATCGTTTGTTTTAACCCAAGAGGCCTTTGGTTTTGATGTTGTAGGAGCAGTTTTTAAAGGTCTTCCAGCAATAGTATTATCTGCTGGTTTGGCTGGCCCTCTGGCTGGAGCACTTGCTAATGCAACAGGAGCGGCTACAGTAACAGCAGCACACACAGCAGCAGCTTCTGGTATTGTCAACGCAGCAACACAACTTGCTTCAACTGGACAAATAGATTTTAAACAAGCTCTTTTATCTACTGCACTGAACTACGGAGGCTCTGCTTTACAAGGGGCTATTGCAGCTAGTTCTGAAGTTAACGGTGTGCTTAGTCAAGTAACCAACCAGTTAAATAAATTTGAAGAGTTAATAAGTGGCGGTAACGACATTGCTTCAGCAGCAATACGTGCTGGTGGCGTGTCTATGCTTACCCAGCTTGTTACTACGGGAGAAGTAGACTTAGGACAAGCAGGACTTGCGGCTTTGGTAGCAGGCGGTACAGAAGCCTTTAACACACTAACTGCTAGTCTCGGAGCTTCTGAATCTGACGTATTACAAGAGGTAACTGTTGAAGCTAAAAAGGTAGGCCAGGATTTAGGCAACGGTAACTACCTCTTAGAAACAGGCACTGTAATTAATGATCAAGGCATTGTTGGTCAGGATGCAGGCAACGGGTTTGTTGACACTGGATCTGGTTACATAAATATTGAGTCTGGTAATTCGTACAGTTACGACATAGATACAAACGGTGATGGTCAAATAACGTCTGGAGATTTACAGGAAGTTGTTGCAAATCCAAACGTGTATGGCGATGTCAGCTTTGAACTTCCGAGGAGTGGTGGAATAGCTTTTGATTACACAAACCCTGAATATCTTTCTCAAATGGATAATTGGAAAGATTCTCAAGTAGTTGATCAACTTCAACAAGCTGGATTTGACGTTAGAGTAGATTCAGATACAGGGGAGTTGTATTTAGAAGGAGATATTACTTCTGATAACAAAGCAGTTTTAGACTACATAACACAAAGAAACGCTCAAAACTTTCAAGAAGTAAATTTTGTTGATTACGGTAACGGCGTTGTTGTTGATAAATCTCAAAAGTACACGTTAGGTACAGACGAAAACGGAAATCACTACATTATTGATAGTGACGAAATTGGTGGTACTAGAATTAAATTTATTGGTGAAGATGATTTTGAAGCGTTAGGTGGTCTTGTTAGCGAAGGAGCAACAGAAGGAGCCATTGAAGGTTATTTATCAGATAAAGGAATACTTACTGGTGGTAACGTTTTTACAGGAGTAAACCCGTTTACTGGAGCAGCTACTTTAGAAGATCCTTCAGGTATTAATGATTGGCTTACTTTGGAGGCAGGGTCTAATGCCTCTTCTGCTGTTCAAGTAGACTTTACGTCACTTACTGATGAAACAAAAACAGAAGAAGTAGTAAAGCAAACAGAAACAAGTTCTGGCGGTGGCGGTGGTAGCGGCGGTGGCGCGAGTAGCGGCGGTGGTGGAGCTACATCCTCTGACGCCTCTACTAGCGCAGTGCAAAACATTACGTCAAGCGCGTCAGCTACAGATGCCGCATCTGCGGCGGCTTCTGCTGTGTCAAGTAATCAGGCGACCGTGGAGCAGATTACAAGTGCCGTTAATGCGGCAGCGGCTTCTGGTACTATGAGCGCGGAATCTGCGGCGGCTGCATCAACGGCGGCGGCAGCGACGGCAGCGGCGGCAGCGGCTGCATCAACAGCTGCATCAACAGCTGCATCAACAGCGGCTGCATCAACAGCTGCATCAACAGCGGCTGCATCAACAGCTGCATCAACAGCGGCTGCATCAACAGCGGCTGCTGCTGCTGAAACAGAAGGCCAAGCAGGTCTTGGAGATACGGCAGACTCTGGCATTACGGCTGTGGATTCTGACGGTGCTGTATCTTTAGACTTAGGCGGTGGCGGTACTACAACACAATACAACCAAACAATTACTGGTCTTCTTACAGGCGCTCTAGATCTTGCTGGTACTGGAGCTACAGGAGTAGATACAGGCGCTGGAGTAAGCGGCACCACTACAGGGACAAGTGACGCTGAGACATTAACATCCACCTCCAACGGTAGTGGTACAGCAACAGATACTTATGACGTTGTTACAAATCTTCTTACAGGCGCTCAAGATCTTGCTGGTACTGGAGCTACAGGAGTAGATACAGGCGCTACTGGTACTACAGGTACTACTGGAACTACTGGAACCACTGGAACTACTGGTACTACTGGTACTACTGGTACTACAGGAACTACAGGAACCACAGGAACCACAGGTACTACAGGAACCACAGGAACTACAGGAACCACAGGTACTACTGGAACTACAGGAACTACTGGTACTACAGGAACCACTGGAACTACAGGTACTACAGGAACCACTGGAACTACTGGAACTACAGGAACTACTGGTACTACAGGAACCACAGGTACTACTGGAACTACAGGAACTACTGGTACTACAGGAACCACTGGAACTACAGGTACTACAGGAACCACAGGAACTACAGGTACTACAGGAACCACTGGAACTACTGGAACTACTGGAACTACAGGTACTACTGGAACTACAGGTACTACAGGAACCACTGGAACTACAGGTACTACTGGAACTACAGGTACTACTGGAACTACAGGTACTACTGGAACTACAGGTACTACAGGAACCACTGGAACTACAGGTACTACTGGAACTACAGGTACTACTGGAACTACAGGTACTACAGGAACCACAGGAACTACAGGTACTACTGGAACTACAGGTACTACAGGAACCACAGGAACTACAGGTACTACTGGAACTACTGGCGAAGGCACTGGAGGTGGCGAAGGCACTGGAGGTGGCGATGGTACTGGAAGTGGCGAAGGTACTGGAAGTGGCGAAGGTACTGGAAGTGGCGAAGGTACTGGAAGTGGCGAAGGTACTGGAAGTGGCGATGGTACTGGAAGTGGCGATGGTACTGGAAGTGGCGATGGTACTGGAAGTGGCGATGGTACTGGAACGGGCACAGGCACTGGAGATGGTAGCGGTGACGGAGACGGTACTGGAGATGGCGATGGTGACGGAGAAGGTGAAGGCGAAGACATTGGAACGGGTATGTTAACAGGTCCTTCTCCCCTTGGGTTTACTCCTTTTATGACAGGGCTTTCGTACCAAACTCCACAAATAATTGATACACCGTTGCCCCAAAAAGATTACGACAGAGAACTTAACGAAATGATAGCTCGCCTTTCACAAGGTATGTTTACAGGAAACATGGGATGACGTACTTAGACTTAGTAAACAACGTCCTTAGACGTTTACGAGAAGACACAGTAACAACCGTAAGTGCGAACACGTACAGTGCTATGGTTGGTGACTTTATTAACGACGCTAAACAAATCGTGGAAAACGCTTGGGATTGGTCTAATCTTAGGTCTACTCTTACGATCACCACGGCGGCTGATGACTACACGTACTCGCTAACGGGATACCAAGACCAAGGGAAAATCCTGAACATTATTAACGATACATCTAACATTGTGATGGAGTACAGACCTCAAGAATGGTTTGACGATAAGTTCTTTGTAAACACTCCTGCCTCTGGTGCACCACAGTACTACACGTTTAGTGGCATAGATGGCTCTGGTGACGCCCAGATTGATGTGTACCCTAAGCCTGACGGTGTTTACTCTTTGAAGGTCAAGAGCGTCATCAGAAACGTAGCCTTGAGTTCTGACTCTGACACGTTGGCTATTCCTAGTCAGCCTGTGATTCACATGGCGGTATCGCTGTTAGCTCGTGAACGTGGGGAGACAGGCGGTACGTCAACATCAGAGTACTTTGCTATTGCTGACAAGTACCTGTCTGACGCTATTGCTCTGGACGCCCAGAAGCACCCTGAAGAAACTATTTGGTTTACACCGTAGGAGACGCTAGATGGCCCAGCCACTACAAAGCATTAACTTAGTTGCTCCTGCGTTTAAAGGGATCAACACAGAGGATTCTCCGCTTGCACAGGATACGTCTTTTGCGGAGATTGCAGACAACGCTATTATTGACAGACGAGGACGATTGGCTTCACGTAAGGGTAACGCTGTTGTAACTACAGACAAAACTGTGCTGGGTACTGATTACCTCTCTAACATCCACGAGTTTTACGACGGTGCTGGTAACGAAGTAATCTTTAGTACTGGTAACAACAAGATTATGACAGGTACGACTACACTGGTTGACGCTACGCCGGGGTCGTACACAATTACAGCTAACGATTGGAAGATATTTAACTTTAACGATCACGCTTACTTCTTCCAACGTGGCTACGAGCCTCTTGTGTACAGCAACAGTCTAGGTGCAGTTACTAAGATGTCCAGTGTTGCTGGTGCGTCTGTAACTTCTGCACAGTACGCCAACGAAGCTATAGGTGCTTACGGACGAGTGTGGTGTGTAGGTAACGCTACTAACGACAACACGATCTATTGGTCTGACTTGTTAATAGGACACGATTTTTCTGGTGGATCTAGCGGATCTATTGATGTGTCTAAGGCGTGGCCTAACGGGTTTGACAAAGTTGTAGCTATAGCGGCACACAACGGGTTTCTCGTGGTGTTTGGTGAAAACAATACGCTGGTGTACGGTGGTGCAGAGAGTCCAGCAAATATGGCTATACAGGACACCATTCCGGGTGTTGGCTGTGTAGACAGAAAGAGTGTACAGAACATAGGAACAGACTTGTTGTTTCTTTCACCTACAGGTCTTAGGAGTTTAGGGCGATCTATACAAGAGAAGTCTTTGCCTATTACCGACTTGAGCAGAAACATCAAGCAGGAACTGATTGCTAACACGCTGGGCAAAGCAGAGCCAGTTAGTACAGTGTACAGTCCTGAAAACTACTTCTATCTTCTGTGCTTTCCTGATCTTAACCTTGTGTACTGCTTTGATGTACGAGGCACACTGGAGAACGGTGCGTACAGGGTAACACGATGGCCTAGTGTGGACTTCAAATGTTTCCACAGGGACAGAAACGGTGACATATACATAGGCACAACAGCGGGTATAGGAACGTACAACAACTACTTTGACAACGGTAGTGTCTATCGTTTCCGTTACTACAGTCCCGGATTGAGCTTTGGTGATCCGTCGCGTATTAAGATGCTGAAGAAAATTAGACCAACAATTATTGGTGGTAACAACGCAGACATTTTTCTCAAGTGGTCTTACGACTTTTCAACAGCAACCAGCACTAGCACGTTTAGAACTAGCAGTGCTACACCCGGATTCTACGGACAGTCTGAGTACAACGTAGCAGAGTTTTCTGAAGAAAGTACAATTATTAGCCGTTCTTCTATTAACACAACAGGCTACGGCTCAGTAATCAGCGTTGGTCTTGAAACAGACATCAACGGTTACGCGCTGTCCATACAGGAAATGAATGTACTAGCACTGATAGGTAAAACGCTATGATGAATTATAATAAAAAAAGAGGTACTTACTAATGGCTTGGTATGATCCTATTATAAACTTTGGAACTGGCTTATTAACCAATGCCGCTACTCAAGCCGTTAATAACGCAGGCCGTGCAGCTATGGGTGGCGCTGGATTATTGTTGGTTAAGAACGCTTACGACAGGTTAGGCGATGTGGGACAACAGGCTTACACTGCTGTTGATCCAATAGCTGAAGCTGCTCTTACGCAGTCTGCCTTTAGACCGTTTACTGTAACTACTGGTATGGGCGGTAGACTTAACGTAGACGAGAGTGGCAACGTTGACATAGGTTTAGGCGGTCAAGAAAGTGCTGTTGCTAATCAGTTGTTAAACGTAGCAGGACAGCGTTTTTCTAGTGGTCCGTACGGAAGCGAAGTACTTGGGCAGTCTGCACAAGACGCTTTAGCTGCTGGTCGTGCTGGTCTAGGCGCTACACCTTTTGGCCTCGCTGGTCAACAACAAGCAGCACAACAGGCGTTTGGTCTTGGCGGTCAGTTCATGGGTCAAGTCGGTATGCCTATGGGTGCTAGAGAACAAGATGTGTACAACCGTATTAGGGCTACACAGCTTGGTGAAGAAGAGAGACAGCGGCTTGAACTAGAAGAGCGTCTGTTTGCCCAAGGTCGTGGTGGTGTACAGACAGCGATGTACGGAGGTACTCCAGAGCAACTAGCAATGGCTAAAGCGCAAGAGGAAGCTCAAAATCAAGCGGCTCTTATGGCTATAACTCAAGCGCAACAAGAGCAACTACAAGCGGCTGACATCGGTGCTACTTACGGACAGTTAGGTTCTAACATTGCGACTCAGCGACAAGCTCTAGAAGCTGCACAGCAACTGTCAGCACTACAGGCGCTAGAGACAGGCGAAGGTTTGATGACAAGTCGTATGGGCCTACAAGAAGCACAGCAACGTATGGGTCTTGGTGCTTTGACAGGGGCGTACATACCGCAGGCACAGGCGTTGAACGCGCTACAGCAAGGTCTGGCGGCTGCTGGTTTGCAACAGCGTGGTCAGTTGTACGGCGCTGGTTTGTTTGGTGAAGCTAAGATGACAGGTCTTGAAGCACTGTTGGGTGCAGGTCTTGGTCAAGCTAACTTGATTGGACAGGCTGGTACAGGATTGTTGTCTGGGGCTATGGGTTAAACTGGAGAAAAACAATGGCTAGATTTGGACAAGGACTTATTCAAGGTTTAACCCAGCCTTCTTTTGGGCAAGGTTTGTTTGATCTTGGTGGACAGATTGCTGAACGTAGACGAGAGCGGGAACAAATGGCGCGTTTAGATGAGTCCATGACTACTATGCGTCAAGCTAATGCTGCTGCTCAACAGGGTGATGTGTCTGCTCTAACTAGACAAATAAATCAACTACAAGCTCAAGCACAGTCTGCTACAACAATGAAAGAAAAAATGTTTTACTTGAATCAAGTTTATGATTTACAAGCGCAGATACCTAATGCACAAGGCATCAAGCAGACTCGCTCTGTAGATGCTCTTTTACGTATAGACAACGAATTACAAGACACTAATGCTTTAAGAGACAGGATTAACCAAAGTTACGCTCAAAGAGGGTTAGCTCCTATTAGTCAACAAGATTTTGACAGAATGGTTAACTCGTTAAAAACACAACAAACTCGTTTGCAACAAGATTCTGACGTTAACACAGAGTACACCAACAGAAAAATTGAAGCAGCGCGCCAAGCACTTGATTTAAAAAAACTTGAGTCTGCGGAGTGGATTGGAAACAACAGAGCAAAAATTGTAGCTGCAATTAAAAGCGGCAAACAAGAAAACTTAGATGCTGTACTAGAAACTGTTCCTTCGTTGTACGCAGAACAAGTGCAAGATTTTGTTTCTTCAGAGTTGCGTTTTCAACAAGAAATGCAAGACTTCCGAGACAACAGCATCCTTAAAAACCAAGAGCCTTTAAACAAGGACTTTACTTCTCGTATTGAAAATTTACCAGAAGGTTTACAAGACGACGAGCTAAAGGCAATGAACCAACAGTACGTTGAGTACATTGAAAAGCACTGGGATGCTGAAAATAAAGAATGGGTTGGAGGAACCGGAGCTAAAACAACAGCTTCTAAAATGGAAGAGAATCTAAATCGTTTAATATCAAATAGAAACGAAAGAGCTACTCTTAACGATTGGGAAGCTGCTGAAGATAAAAAGTTAGCTGACGAAAGAGTAATTGAAGAGGCTAGAATTAGGATTGACACGTTTGTTCCTGACAGAAACGACGAAAAAGATTTAGCCGAACAACTTGCTGCAGAAGATCAAGAAGATTACGACAAGTTAGATCCCGAAGAGAAGCAAGAGTACAGACGGATGGCGAGAGATACTCTAGTTGAAGAGCATAAGCGAAGACAGCAAGCTGTAATTGCTGGTGTTGACGTAACGCAAGCTCCTGCTCAAGCTATTACAGACGAAGAAAATATTCGTTTGTCAATGTACACTTCAGAAGAACAAGAATTAATTATGGAAGAGTACGGCGAATTTCAAAAAGGCCAAATGTCTCTTACTCAAATTATGGATGAACTTGAAGAAGACGGGTTTATTGAGATTCCTGTAACGGACGAAGAGCCTTCTAACAAGCCTGTTTTGTACCGGAAAGAAAAAGGTTTTCCGTTTATGAAGCCTTTAGAAGAAAGATATAAAAGGAATGTGCAGGCTATGGCAGCGCGTCGGGCAGGAACAGCAGAATGAGCGAAGAAAGAGAACGACGCAGACGTAGACGTTCACGGCGTAGTAAGTTTGGAAAACCAAAAGCAGAGTACAGTTCTTTACGAGCAGGGGCTATTGATTTTTTAGAGTCTGCTGCTGGTATTGGCGACGAACTTGATGCTGTTGCGCGTCTTGCTTCTGGTGAATCTGATAGCTGGTCTAAAGCTATAGAAGGTTCACGACGAGAACTGCGGTACTTTGAGCGTAAAAATCCTGGAGCATCTAAGTTTATTACAGGCGCTGGTATAACGGCTGGTTTATTTATTCCGGGCATGGGCGTAGCTAAGATAGCTCAAGCAGGAACGGCTGTTCAACGTGCACAAAAAGCGGCAGCGTTGGGTGCTGTTGAAGGTGCTGTTTACGGGTTTTTGTCTGGAGAAGACGAAGGCAGAGTAACAGGGGCTTTACTTGGTGGCGGCTTAGGCGCTGGTATTGGAGGCGCTGCTGGAGCTTATCTTACAAAAGGCGTTCCAGATAAACCACGAGTAACGGTTAAAGACGGTAAAGTAGTAGAACAACCAACGTCTTTTATCGGAGGTGACGAGGGCTTTGTTGAAGTAACTAAAGCTACTGAAAAATCTAAACCCGGTTTTGAAGTAGACACGAGTACACAAAGGCGTACAACACGGCGCGTCGATCCTGATGACCAGAGAATGCTTAAAGAAACTGTTGAACCAGAAAAAGCTAGTGGCATTATTGGTAACGTATTGCTAGGCACTCGTCAGTGGCTTGTTAAAAACGTAGGAGAAAGAGCAGCAAAACTTGCCGAAGACGCAGAGACAATGATTCGTCACGAGCGTCGAGAGTTAGACAATGTTTTTGAAAACACGTTTGCTGACGCTTACAAGCTATTTGAAGACAACGCACAGTTAAAACTTCTTAGTACACGAATGAACAGAAGTATTGCTAAGAACCAAAGGGTTACTTGGGACACATTTAATTCTGCTGCTAAAACACCTGAAGAACAAGCTATTGTAAAACAAGTTGAAGAACAAATTAAAACACTTCAAGCAATGGATGTTGTTAAAGGTTCACCTGATTACTTTCCAACCAAAGGCGTTATTGGTGGCAAAGACGCAGTAGTTATGACACCTTCTGATTACGTCAATCCTATTGATGCAATTAAAGAAATGGCTGAAGATGTTATGACAGCCCGTGTGTTAGCTCGTCGGTTTGGTTTAATAGACGAGAAGACAGGACAATTAGTTCTTGAACAAGGGGGCAAAGCTCTTAAGTTACCGGACGCGCAAAAAACTCAAGGTCGTGTAAATTACGTTATTAAAATGATTGAGTTAAAAGCAAGGAAAGAAGCGCGTCAACAGTATTTAGCGAAAGGTATGTCTAAGACTGACGCAATGGAAAGAGCCAAGGCGGTGTCTAGTAATTTAGGAAACGGATTACGTTCACAAATTATTGCTTCTAAAAAAGGAGGTGATGCTGCTGGTGCTATTGCTAGACGTTTGACTTCTTCTGCTTTGCTTGCTAATCCTTTGAACGCTGCGCTAAACCTTATTGAAGGAATTACTGCCCCTATTTATCAAAACGGTATCAAAGCATGGGCGCAAACAGTTGGTCCTGCTACTTTAAGAACTATCAAAGTTGCGTTAGACGAACTAGGAACAACGCCTGTTCTTGGTAAAGTTATTCCGAAAGTTAACATGGATACAAACCGTTGGTTAGGGAACGAGAAGTTAGGACTAGATCAAAACTTTATGGGAGAACTAGCAAACACAGGTAAACGTGCTGTGTCTGATTCAGCCGACAAGTTTAATTTTATTAGACTACCGAGGTTTGCTCAAGCAGTAGACGTAACAGGACAGGCGCTGTACAAAATTAGCGGCGTGTCTACTGTTAACCGTATGGGACAAGAGATACTTACTAATAGTGCAATTAAACGTGGCATGAATCTAGCCAAGAGTGGCAAAGCAAAAGATTTAGAAGAGCTACGTAAACACGACGGGATGCGGGGGCTTACAGACAGCGAGTTTTTAGCGACTGTAAACGCTTTAAAGAAAGGGGATTTAAACAGCGAATGGTTGATTAACTTTGCTGGTGCTTCACTAAACAAATGGCAACCAGTTAGTGCTAGTTCTTTACCTAAAGCGTTTCACGATAATCCTAATGCTCGTATGTTTTACAGCATGTTGACGTACATGAATCGTCAAATGAACAGCATAAGAGAAGACATTGGATTAAATTTATTGAAGGCGCAAAGGCTTGGTTTAAATACAGCAGAAGGTTCGCAAGCAGCTAAGAACGCAATGCTTAACTCAGCAAAGTACGTTGGTTTGTTTGGTGTTGTTGCCGGTGTTTGGGATGACGCCAGAAAAACTTTGGATTTATCCAAGAATAAAGACGTAGAAGATGTGCTAACACCAGAAGGAATTACTAGCGCAACAATGAATCAACTAGCTTCTAACTTATCTAGCGGTTTTGTAAACATTAGATCAGAGCAGTACGGAGGTAAGCCAGTAAGTTTAGTTCCTGCTCCAATGGAAGCGGCAGCTACTCTTGGAAGTGGATTTATTTCTTCTGCTGAAAGATTAGCAACAGGAGAAGAAGACGCAGCTTTGCCTGCGCTTAGGGCTTTAAGAACATACGCTCCCGGCTTGGCTAATATTGACAGGATCAGTAGAATGACTACTGGCGAGCGTTTGTTTGAAGATTACATTGACTAAGGACTAACCAATGAAAGACAAAGACCACACAGTAAGTTACACATCTATTGACTACCACTCTATGTGTCAGCGTTCCAAAGATCGCATCAAGAAAATGCAGAAGGAAGGAATACCTACGTCCCATGACCCGAAAGACAAGCCAGAGGACGTAGGCAAACACGAGGGTTACTCCATACTGTTTATGTCATAACTCGCAGTTGTTCCCTGTACAGGCCAGTTGTTGTGATCCTTCGGTCATGTCGCTGGCCTCTTCTATATCCCACGATATTTCCTTTGGGAAGTCTTTAGCCAACTGGTTGTACGTCTTCTTATCAACAGGCTCGTACGGTGCTTGCTGGTACGTGTGATCCGAATACGGCAGGAAGCTAATACCAGATACCTTGTCAAACTTGTTGTACAACCACTGTCCTACCTCCAAGAACTCATCGTCACGATAGTAACAAGTCATCGACGGCTTGTGTTCACACCATTCATCCTGGTAAATCTCCCACAGTTCTAGCTGTTCCATAGCTCCCATCTCATTAGCCGTTACTGCATCTTTAGGCGAGGCAATAGGAAACGAGAATACTTTTGTGGTTGGGCTAGTTATATCTTGCTCTACAAACTTAAACTTAATTGGGTTGTCGTTTGAGTCGTAGTCTAAGATGATTTCAGGGTTCTCACCAAACGCTTCTTCTAAGACAGCGCAAAGTGGGTCACGAGCATCTGCACGTACACGCCGAATGTATTGTGCAGAATAACGAGGATGGATACCAGAAGCGCTATCGACCAACTGACTAACAGTACCCGAAGGCTTAACAGCGGTAATAGCAGTAGACACGTTGATACCCAATCGGTTAGCCCACTCCTTGTTAGTCTTGATGGCTTCCTGTCGCATAGCTCTGAGCCACTTCTTAAGTTCATTCTTGTCTCCTCTTCCTGACAGCATGGGGTGATCCATGATACCTGTCAGCGACACACCAAGCAGTGCTTCCTCTTCTGTGTTTGTTTTCCAGATGTTTCGTAGGTAACGGAAGTTAGTCAAGGTAGCCTGTAAAGTTCCAAGGATAGTCGCAATCCGTACTTTTCGTTTGAGGTTTGCGAGCGTATCGGTTGACCTGACAACAACCTCCGATAGATTACAGAATTGGTAGGGTCGGAGGATGATCTCACTACATGGATTAGTTCCAAAATCGTAGGTAGCATCTCGTCGCTCGTTTCTTGCAGCTTGCTTTTGACTAGCCACTCGAGAAAAGACACCTCGCTCACCGGATCGTGATTCATATAAACTGGTCCATTCATTTAAGAAAGCCTCAAAGTCTGGCTTCTCTGTGTAACAGGCAGAGTTGTTAGCCAGCCCACGTTGAGGGTTATCTACCCACCACTGCCCGTGCTTACATCGTCGGAGTCTGTCATCTGTGAGATTGGAGAGACTGATAAGTGCTGATCGTCTGACTCCTCCAACGACGACGATTTGAGCAATCTTGCAGCAAAGATCGTGGCATTCAATGGAGCTAAGTTTTCGTCCAGCCGCTCCCCGAAAGAGGTCAACTGTGAATCGGAACAGTTCGAGCAAAGGCTCTGGACCCGATGCTCTACCTCCAAAAACCCTGAGCGGGGAACCTGAAGGTCGTACTCTGCTAACGTCCCATCTGGGAACCTGACCTGAATAGAGCAGTGATACCAACTCCCTAAACGATTTCGCCCATCCGATCTTCGAATCCGCCACATTAATAACTGTATCGGTTTCATGGAACTCCTCTGCTACTTCTGGTAATTTCTGTACGTACTGCCGTTCAACACTAAAACCTACGCCTGTACCACAAAGCAAGACGTACATCAGTTCGTCAAACGCTTTCGGGTGATCTATCGGTAGGTAACTACAGTTAAACCCTGCTACGTTGTCGCGCTCCAGTGCCTCTCCTGCGGTCATCAGTGCTCGCATGGAAGGCATTACGTCTAGGCTGTGGATAGCCTCGTACACTTCCTTACGTGCAGTCTCTGGCAGATCGTCACCCCAGAAATTTACGTACCGGCTGACTGTTTCTTCCCAAGTCTCCCTACGCTTCTCATCTGGTAAGTACCTAGCGTACCGTGACTTGTGTATGTACTGTTGGTATGCGTCCATCATGCCTCCCCAAAGATTTTCTGTAGTTGTGCTACTGCTTCTTCAAAGGTAGCGTGTATGGTTACAAAGCTGTCGTTTTCGTACCACTCTACTATGTATCCGTTAGATGCTCTTTTAATTGTAGCGTCTGTTGCTTTCATTCAGTTACTCCTAGCGTTTCGTTAATGATTGCTTGTGCCGCCATCTGAAGTAACATGTATACTCCGTCAGGGTACTGCTCGTTGGACGCTACTTCAAACATCTCACCGTCTTCGTACATAATGACAGCTACCTTTACCTTCCGCCCCTCTTCCTCGTGTTTTAGTGCTTTGACTACAAACGCAGACAGAAACTCTGATGTTGTGATTTCGTCCTTCTCTTGATCTTTGTTACCAAACTTACCTTCTACTACTTTCACGGGCCTACCTCCTTGATTAACCAGCCTAAGTAGACCTGTGCTTTCTTGAGATCCTCTACGCCGTTCTTGTACTCGTAACGCCACAGGTACTTCAGGCAGTTGCCCTTGAGATACCCCTTGTATTCCTGCGGGTGCATGGACGCCTTGATTGCTTCGATGGCTTCTATTGATCCCTTGTTGTAGTGATCGGGCTGTGTCACAGAGTTGTGTTTATCCTGTGGGTGGTACAGTTTTCCGCTGACAGTTCTAACTCTGTCCCACTCTTCAGGCGTAGCGTCATCAATACTCATTCATTTCCTCCAACTCTTCTTGAAAATTGTCTAGCTTTCGTAGGAGTTTATCCTCAAACCTGTCAAGTATATCCTCTGCTGAAATCTGTAACGCCTCTATCAAATCATCTGGGTCGTAAAGATGAAGCAGCCGTTCTTTAATTTCTTCTAGTGTCAGAGACATAACTGACTAACTCCTGTAACGTATCTATATTGTACCACAAAATCTCGTGTTTGTCACACCAACCAGCCATAGTAAGTTTACTCCCTCTGTTTACTCTCTGGTTTTCGTTCATCAACACAAAGATTAACTCCTGGTTTTCGCCCAAGCAGTTTTTAACTGATCGGTATTTTTGTGTATCTCCTGCCCTGAAGTACCCTTTGCACTCAATGTAGTACGTGACTCCTCCTTGTTCGTACACGAAATCTGGTGTGTACTTTCGTTCAATCCTGTACGGAACTTGGCACGGCTCGTACTTAAAACCAAATGGTTGTAGCTGTTGCCCGACATCTTTTTCAAACCCTGATCTGTACTTACCTAATTTCGATTTCTGGGACTTGCGGTTCATTAGCCACCTCCACTAAGTAACGTGGGCCGTTAGCGTAAGCAAATCCTCGAACGTCAGGCCAACAAACTTTCTTGTAAGGGCAGTAAGAGCAACCGACTGCCAGTTTCATGTTACCGCTTTTGCCGTCAGCTACTGGTTCGTAGCAGTGCTTCGGCGGCTCCTCTTGTTGAACAACCTCTTTGATACGGTCAATCCTTTCGCCTACGTCGTACCCTATCTTCTCGTGAACAGGGGCTTGCGTGTCGGAAGAGTCGTACATCAGGTAAGTTAAGTGTCCGTTCTGCTTGTCCATCGCAAGCCATCCGAACTTAGTTTCACCTTCGGAATATCCGTACCCTTTAATCTGAGCAACGTATCCAAACGGATCATCATAAGCCAGACTTCCGTCCTTGAATTTCTTAAACCCAAAAGTGGACACACTCTTAACATCAGTGACAACACCGTCAATTTTGCAGTCCATGCTGCCCGTAACACCGTTGACTTCGCACTTCTTCTGTTCATCAGTAACCTCGTGTCCTGCTAGTCTAGTCAAGAACAACAGCAGTTCTTCTATCAGATGTCCGTACATAAACTTAACGTGTGTGTTGGGCGTCAGTTCTTCTGCGACTTCAGGATTATTAACCACGTTCCACAAGTAACGGTCATCACGCCCGATGTTTGACATTCTAATCGTACGTCCGTCACGTTTCTCTGTGAACAAGTTTGCCATGAGCCGCTTACAGTTCTCACCAAAGCGATCAATCTCGTCGTACAGATCGACACCCTCTGCTGGTTCTTTAGTTGAAACAGTTTTGTAGATGTCGTTTACTAGCGAGTAAATTTCCATGTTAATCCCTATGGTTGATCCAGTAGAAGTCGCCTGACTCTGGGTTGTAGGACAAGAACACGATGTTGTTTTCTTTTTGTTCGTCTGTTCTTTTTATTCCTATTCGCCAATCTCCTTTGTTTGGTCGGTACTCTCTCTGTGTAGTTTTAACGTCGATTAAAGTACACTCTCCGTCTTTGTACGCCACTATGTCAATGGGACCACTACAGCCACAGTTAAGGAACACCTCGTACCCTTGCTCCCACAGCCAAGTGACTGCTTTGTGTTCAGCTAAGTCTCCCTTGCGTGACCTGTTCATCTCTACAGTGTTATCTGTTTCAACTTCGTTGTCAAACATTTCGTAGTTATCCATATCAGTGTGTCTCCGACCAAGTGTTTCCGATTTGATATTCTCCGTCGAGTGGACAGCGGAGTGAAAATGAAATGCCAGCCGCCTTGATGCACTCGACTGCGAGCCAGCCGAACTTCTCTGCTTGTTTTGTAACCACCTCCGATTGTATCTCGTCATGTATATTGCCTATGAACTTGAAGTTGATGTTGTGCTCCGTCGCGTGAAGGTTCAGAAGAACAAGAGCTTTCTTCATTACAACCGCACCAGCCGCTTGAAGCAGCGTGTTTAATGCACTGTGTTCTGATCGGACCCAGAGCTTTCTTCCGTCGAGTCCGACGAGGTAACCTTTCCTAGCAGCCTGTCCAACTCTGTCTCGTAAAGTTTCAAGAGTAGGTGTGTTTCGTAGAAAGCGTGTCCTAAGCTGGTTGCCATCTTTAGCAGATCCTCCGACGATGCTTCCGATCTTGGCATCTCCTGCTCCGTAAAGGAAAGCATAGATGAAAGTTTTTGCCTGAGCCCTTGTTGCAAGTCCAGCAGCCAGTTGATTTCTGGTGTGAATGTCTTCTCTAAGTAAGACATCTGTAAACTCCTCGTCGCCCATGTAGTGTGCGAGCATCCGTAGTTCCAATCCACTGGCGTCTGCACCGACTAACTTGTAACCGTCCGGTACAGTCCAGCACCTTCGACACTCTTCACCGTACTGGGAACTAGATGAAGGAACTTGTGCCATGTTTGGGTTCTGGTGTGTCATTCTGCCAGTAACAGCACCGTTGCTGATGACTCTCCCATGTACCCTTCCGTCTGGCTTTACGTGTTCTAGCCAGGATTTTACTTGGGAGTGTCGCTTCTGGAGTAACAGGTATTCCAGTACTTGTTGCGCTTCGGGAACATGATGATTCTCTTTAAGCGTCTTCTCATCAACAACAGGTTTGCCCGTCGTAGTGACTGCCGACCATACTGCGCCCTTAGCTGTAAGCCTGTCGGCCACTTGCTGTCTTGAACCAACATTGAATACAGTGACCTTATCCTTGAGCCGTTTACCAGTTTTCTCTGAGTATCGCTCCTCAACAACCGGCGGGAAAACCGCCTGAAGATCTGCTTCAATTTCATTCATGCGCTCCTTAAACTTAGCAACGAGCAAGTGACACAGACGCTGATCGAGTAGCCATCCGTTGTCCTCTTGCTGTTGCATTAGCCACTGCACTTGATGCTCAAGGTCAACGCTCTCCTGCTTGAATCCGTCTAGCTCCACCTTGAGTTTGTTGTACACAGCTTCGGTTAACTCTACGTCACGCAAGCAGTAGTCGATCATCTCGGGAGTAAGCTGGGACCAGTCGTTGTGATCTCCCTTTGCGAACCCAAGCGTGTTGCCCCAGTTCCGCAGAGAGTGACCACCTGACCGGCTTGGGTCGGCTAACCTAGAGAGGACAAGTGTATCAACGATCCTACTACGGTCAAAACTAACGTTCCAAAGGCGGTCCAGAACAGGTACGTCGAAACCGATTCCATTGTGGAAAACCCAACTTGCGTTCGGGCGATCCGATACATACGCTTTGAAGTCTTTCTCATTACATATTACCTCCGATACTCCGTTGTTGCGGCACACGGCACACCAGATAGTTGTGGCGTCCAGACCGTCAGTTTCAATGTCACAAAAGACTAAGTTCAAAACTCTGTCTCCGGTGGGTTAGGGTTAGCACACTCGTGTATGCGTCCGGTAAACTTGTCGTACCGTAGCCAACACGCTGGTCCTGTCTCTCCTGCGTAACGGTTCTTTAGAATCCTGACGCACGTAGTGTTCCTTACGTCTTCGTCCTCGTGTTGCTGGTTACGCTCCATGCCTATCACGATGTCTGACAACTGTGCAATGCTCTGGCTACCACGTAAGTCCTGTAGGCTGATCCTGCCTCCGTCCTCGTGTGCTGTCCCAGAGGTACGCTTCAGGTGAGACACTAGGAACAAAGTAATCCCTGTCTCTGCCACCAGTGTGCGTAGCTTGGTCATAATCTCGTCTATGGCTTTCCGTTCGTCCCCGTTCTCTTGAGAAGAAACCACGATGGACAGGTGGTCGAGGATGATGTATCGACAGTCGCAGGCCTTTGCCATGTGCCGTACTCTTGAAAGAAGTTCGTCGGCAGACGTTGACCCCCAGTGATCAAACAGGTAGTAACGTCCAGAACCCATCGTTGCTTCCCAGTAAGGCCTAAGCTCATCAACAGGCGTGTCTTCCTCCAAGTGTAGTCGCCTAGATGATGCCACCGACATAATTCCCAGAGATGTTGTTGCGACGTCTTCCTCCAGTGCAAGTACACCGATGTTGGCGTCTGTGCGTTGGAGCAAATCGTACTCAAGCTCTCTGATAAACTGGGACTTTCCCATACCACTACCGCTGGTGATAGTGACCAGTTCGTACGGTCTGTGTCCTCTCGTGATTTCATTTAGTCCGTCCCACGGGTACGGTACACTCTGTACCTGTCTCTTGTTTACCAGTGCGTCCCATGTATCCGTGCCTGCTACGATGCCATCAGGCCGGTACACCTTGGCATCCCACCAAGCCTGAACAAAGTCCTGTACCCTATTGGCTATCAGCATTTCGCTGGCGTCCTTCAGGGGCAGCTTACATATCTTCAGCTTGTTAGGACTGAACAGATCCTTGACTTGCTCTAGTGCTATCTCGCCTGCCTTGTCTTG